AATTTTGTGCTTTTACAAGTAATTCATACTTATCCATTTTCAACTGGTAATAAGTTAAGGCTGAAAGTTCTTCCCATGTGAAGGTTTTTAGTTCTTCATACGTCATATTTATTATCCCCCTTTCTTTGGTATTCCGGTGGCAGCCGGTAAGACAATTATAGAACGGAGAAAGCCAGAAATCAACAAGCAACAAGTACAACCAGTCATACATACAATCTACCAGAGAGGGGTGGTGAGAAATGAAAGATACTGTAGTTGCGCTTAACAGCGTTAATGTGGAACGGGCGTTTGAGGCTTTGGCTCGGATTTTTACGGCGCGGGGAGAATGTACAGTGACCGTGAAATCTATCAGAAAAAAAGACGAGGTACAGAAAGATGAAACCGCTTAATAGCGGTACTGATGGACAACCCCGCATTACAGGAAGGAGGAGGATCTGCATCAAACCAAATGCAACATGCAACACCTGCCGGTGCCGTAACCGCTGCATAGAGGCAAGCCGGCGGTATGTGTGCAGGGATTATGAAAGGAGGGACAAGCCGTGCAAAAGTATTACACAGACCTCGACGACTTCGAGGACGACAGCCGATCCCGCCTGCTGGAAGTAACAGAGCGGTGGCTGATGCCGGCGGTTATCTTTGTGGCTGGTGTGATTATCATTTTAGCAGTTTGCGTTTCACTGGAAGCGTTGTAAGAGGGGAGAAAGACAGTGAAGAGAGTTAATGCCGAAGAAACATATTTTGACAGCATGAACGATATGGTTATTGTCCTGTGTTGCAAGGAGGATATCGCTGAAGAAGGGCCTGAACACATAGTGCTGGAGCCGGTATGGAAAAAATACGAATCGGACGACAGCCCTGTAGAATATCTGACACTGGCGGATATTTCAGAACAGTTTCAGGGACGCTGTTGTCTCATGGTGATAGCGGAAACTCCTTTGAGTGGACGTATATATCGCTATGATAACTATGGTGAAAAGGAATGGCTGGAAGTCGGGACAACTTGTGGTTATGCATAGAGCTGCAGGAGGAGGGAATCAAATGCAGAGAGAAACAATCATGAAGCAATTAGAAAAGCAGGCGCGGTATGCGCAGCGCTCTTTGTCGCGTGATCTGCTCTATCAGACATATGGACAGGCTTGTATGGCGCGCCAGTTGGAAGCAATAACGAAAGATGAGTTTATGCAGATCAATCACATGACGGTGTACTTTATGAATACCCATGCAAGAGAACTGGAAGAAGGAAGGTGAGAACGATGAAGAAACGATTAGAGAAGAAGAGGGAGAAGCGGAAGCGTGAACAGATCCACAGATTGCTTGATCTGGCGCTGGATATCAACGGATTGGAACCCAGAAAGCAAGGCATTACGGGCGATCTTCCGACAGCATTTTTTAAGTTTTCTGGGCAAGTGGGCTGGATAGATATTCATATGTATTCTACTGGTTGGAATTCCGACAATTATCCGGATGTGGAAATGCTTCCGAGTACAAATAGCCTTGGAGAACTTTCCTACGCGGTACGCCGTATGGAGGCGTTAAAAGCAGAAACCCCAGGAGCGGCAACTCCCAGGGATTCAAGGTAACTGATAATAATTTGACACCCTCATTATAGCAGAGGGAGACAGGAGAAATCAAGATGGTACAAGCAAAAGAATTACCAAATGAAGTAATGGATCGCATAGTACTGCGGAATTCAATCCTCGACAGTCTTCCAGATCATGCTCTCGAAAAAGCCGATTTTATTCTGGAGCAACTTCAGAATTCTTATACTGGAGTTCTTCCAGATGATGACCAAATGCGAAGCTGGAGTAATAACCGAGAAGTTATATGTGCATACATCGACATCACCAGAGACTACGTGTGGAGAGTGCAGGAAGAATTGGAGGCAATTCGCGCGGCGCTTAAAAATGAAAACGAAATAGATCGAGAAAGGGGATAGAAGATGGCAAAAGAACTGAAATGTGAGATCCTGGAGACTCTGATCGAGTTTCCGGGCGAAGGAAAGTACCACAAGGAGTTGAACCTGGTGAAATGGGGAGACCATGAACCGAAGTACGACCTTCGCGGCTGGAACGCGGATCGGTCTGAGATGACAAAAGGAGTCACGCTCACAAAGGATGAGCTGATGATATTAAAGAAAGAATTAGGAGGAATCGAATTATGATGATTACAGCAACTTTTGAAAGTATCCAGGAAATGCGGGAGTTTGCAAATGCAGTTTCGACGGTCGAAACTGATGCACTGATGGAATTAGCGAATGGGCCAGATCATTACCGCCAGGCAAATCCGACAATACAGTTTACCGGCACGCCTCCGGTACAGCAGGCTGCGTCAGTAACTCCACCAGTACAGCAGGCACCAGTTACCCCTCCACCAGTACAGCAGACGCCGGTAACGCCACCAGTACAGCAGACTCCACCAGTTACCCCTCCGCCAGTACAGCAAGCACCAGTACAGACGACAGCGCCGTCTTACACGCCTGATGATCTGGCAAGGGCAGCCATGACGCTGATGGATTCCGGCAGGCAGGGCGACCTGATTGATCTTCTGGCCCAGTTTGGCGCAGACACCCTTACGCATCTGCAGCCGGAGCAGTACGGAGCGTTTGCGACTGCTCTTAGAGGATTGGGGGCGCCGATCTAATGGGACATGCTGAGAGAGATCATGCATTATTAAGCGCTTCCGGGGCGCATCGGTGGCTGTACTGCACCCCCAGCGCCCGGCTGGAAGAAGGGTTTCCGGATACCACATCGGAAGCAGCCGCAGAAGGCACGCTGGCCCACGAGTTAGCGGAGCTGAAAGTCAGGAACTATTTCCACGGCGTCGAGTTTGGGAAAAAGAAACTGACGGCGGCTATCAACAAGCTTAAGAAAAAGGAACTGTGGCAGGAAGAGATGATGGGGTATACAGACGAGTACCTCGATTACATAAAAGGTGTTGCGCTTGCAATGAAGAACCAGCCTTATGTAGCGACCGAAAAGCGGGTTGATTTCTCCGCTTATGTTCCTGATGGATTCGGGACTGCGGACTGTATCCTGATCTGTGGCAACGTGCTGCACATCATTGACTTTAAATACGGGAAGAACCCTAACGGTCGGGTGGAGGCGGAAGGGAATCCCCAGCTTGCCCTATATGCTTTGGGGGCCTATGAAATGTACAAGATTCTGTATCCGATCGAGATAATCCGGATGTCAATTGTACAGCCCCGGCTTTCGGACGGAATCTCTGAGTGGGAGTGCCCGCTGGAAGAACTGCTCTCGTGGGGGCAGTACGTGAAAGGCCGGGCAGAACTTGCGATTAAGGGCGAGGGTGATTATTTCCCGAGTCCGGAAACATGTAAGTACTGCCGGGCGCGGGGGCAGTGCAGGGCCAGAGCCGATGAGAATGTGAAACTTGCATTTTCGGAAGATCTCGGGAAACTTCCGCCACTTATCTCTAATGCAGAGGCAGGAGACTACCTGCGGAAGGGTGTCGATGTGGCAAAATGGCTAGAAGCCTTAAAGGACTATGCCCTTAAGGAGTGTCTGGCAGGAAAAGAAGTTCCTGGCTGGAAGGCCGTGTCAGGCCGTGGTGGCCGTGATTGGACAGATATGGACAAAGCGTTTGAAACTCTCGTCAAAAGTGGCGTAGCTGAGGAAGCAGTACTGTGGGAAAGAAAGCCGCTGTCACTCGCCCAGGTAGAGACAACGGTAGGGAAGAAGGATTTTGCCGACGCTGTAGGCGAGTACGTTGTATGGAAGCCAGGGAAGCCGGCACTGGTAGAAGCATCGGATAAGAGACCGGCAATTACAAATAAATTAACCGCCGCAGAGGCGTTCAAGGAGGAAAAAGTAAATGAATGATTTAACCAATGTAACAACCGGAGAAGTGAGATTATCTTATGTACACCTGTTTAAGCCGTATGCAGCGATGACAGGACAGGAGGAAAAATACAGTGTAACAGTTCTAGTACCGAAGACGGACGTAGACACCATGGGACGTATTAATGCGGCCCTCGATGCCGCAAAGCAAAAGGGGATCAGCGAGAAATGGAACGGTCAGTGTCCGCCGATCGTACCCGTGCCCGTCTATGACGGAGACGGGGTTCGTCCTTCTGATGGGATGGCCTTCGGCCCAGAGTGTAAGGGCCACTGGGTATTTACAGCCAGTGCCAAGGTGGATTACCGGCCGGAAGTCGTGGACAAGATGGGAAATCCAATCATAAACCAGTCCGAGGTATACAGCGGTATGTATGGCCGTGTGAATGTATCCTTCTACCCGTATTCTTTCGGCGGAAAGAAGGGAATCGGCTGTGGCCTGGGGCCGGTTATGAAGACAAGAGACGGAGAATCATTGGGGGGCAGTGCGCCGAGCGCAGCGCAGGCGTTTAATGTCCAGCAAGGACAGGCGACTGCCGGATATGCAGCGCCTCAGTACGGGGCAGCTATGCCAGCGACTCCGGGTGCTGCTGGTTATGCTCCGCAGACCACAGCACCGTGGAACGGAGCCGGACAGCCAGCAGCACAAGCCGCAGCGCCAAGATTACACCCGATTACCGGGCAGCCATATTGATATTAGGGGGGCCGGAAGGCCCCTCAATCTGACAGGGAGGGACGTATATGCATCATCTATCAATTGATATCGAGACAAGGAGCAGTATAGACATTGGGAAGGCTGGTGCCTATAAGTACGCACAGTCTCCGGACTTTGAAATCCTCCTGTTTGCATACCAGTGGAATAACGATCCCGTTAAGGTTATAGATCTCAAAAACGGGGAAGAGCTCCCTTGCTGGTTAATGCAGGCCCTGGCAGATCCCAATGTTATCAAGCACGCCTACAACGCCGCTTTTGAGTGGTACTGCCTTAACTGTGCCGGCTACGAGACTCCGATCGAACAGTGGCGCTGCACCATGGCCCACGGCCTGTACTGCGGCTATACTGCTGGACTGGACGCTACGGGCAAAGCAATCGGCCTCCCGCAGGATAAACAGAAGCTGACTACAGGCAAGGCCCTGATCCGGTATTTCTGTGTGCCTTGTAAGCCAACAAAAACCAACGGAAGCCGTACATGGAACCAACCGTGGCACGATACGGATAAGTGGGAGCTGTTTAAGGAGTACTGCCTACAGGACGTTGTGACAGAGAGGGAAATCTTAAAGCGGCTGGACTTGTTCCCGATGCCGGAAGAGGAAGAGCATCTGTGGCAGATGGACGTCTTGATGAATGCTTATGGCGTCCGGGTAGATACGGATCTGATCGAGGGGGCCTTATACATCGACCAGATCAGCACGCAGCGCCTGACTGATGAGGCAATAAGCCTGACTGGCTTGCAGAATCCAAACAGCGCGGCTCAGCTGCTTCAGTGGCTGCGGGATAACGGTACGGAAGCGGACAACCTGCAGAAGGCTACTGTCGCGGAGCTCCTGGGCGGAATCAATCCGAACAAGGTGAGGCGCATGTTAGAGATCCGCCAGCAGTTAGGGAAGACGTCTATCAAGAAATATGTGGCAATGGATACGGCCCGTGGCGAGGGCGACCGGGTGCGGGGACTTACTCAATACTACGGAGCCAACCGGACAGGAAGGTGGGCCGGGCGCCTGGTGCAGATGCAGAACCTGCCGAGGAATTATCTTAAGACCCTGGACTACGCCCGTAACCTTGTTAAGGCTAAAAACTACGATGGCGTGAGGATTCTTTACGGCAATGTGCCGGATACGCTTTCCCAGCTGATCCGGACAGCGTTCATCCCATCCGCGGGCCATAAATTCGTTGTGGCTGATTTCTCAGCTATTGAAGCCCGCGTCATCGCCTGGTTAGCTGGAGAGCAGTGGGTTAATGAAGTATTTGCCACGCACGGAAAGATTTACGAGGCTACAGCCTCTCAAATGTTTGGCGTGCCGGTGGAGCGTATCGCGAAGGGAAACCCGGAGTACAGCCTCAGACAGAAGGGGAAGGTCGCCACACTGGCCCTGGGATACCAGGGAGGCACATCGGCGCTGATTGCAATGGGCGCCCTGCAGATGGGCCTGACAGAAGAGGAATTGCCGGACATCGTACAGAGGTGGCGGCAGGCGAATCCTCGGATTAAGGGCCTGTGGTATGCGATTGAGAATGCAGCCCTTGCCGTCATGGAGACAGCGCAGCCGCAGGGGATTAACGGACTTATTTTTGCACTGGAAGGAGATATTATCTACGGTCAATCTTTTCTCACCGTCCGGCTGCCGAGTGGCCGCAAGCTGTTTTATCCAAAGCCGTTTTTGAAAGAAAACCGTTTTGAGAAGATGGCCGTCCATTACTACACGGTAGGCCAGCAGACACGGAAGTGGGAAGTTACAAGCACTTACGGCGGCAAGATGGTCGAAAACATCGTTCAGGCCATCGCCAGGGACTGTCTGGCGGTAACACTGGAGAGGATCGCATCTAAGGGTCTGCAGGTGGTGTTCCATGTCCATGACGAGGTTATCATCGACGCCCCCATGGAGACGACGGTGGAAGAGATCTGCGATCTGATGGCGGAGCCGATCCCATGGGCGCCGGGGCTGGTGCTGAAAGGCGCTGGATTTGAAAGTAGTTATTATATGAAGGACTAGGAGGGGAGAACTTGCAGAATAACAGGAAGCTGCAGATCAGCACGGCCGGGAGCCGGAAATCAACACACTGGCCGCGGTGTGAGATCATGTGGTCCGAATTTACCGAAAAATTGAAAACTCCCATCCGGGGGGCGGAGACCCTGGAACAGTATCTCGCGCTGCCAAAGGCCAGACAGGACGACCTAAAAGACGTGGGCGGCTTTGTGGGCGGAACGTTTACCGGAGACCGTCGGAAACCGGAATGTGCGGAAGGCCGGGATCTTTTAACGCTGGATCTGGATAATATTCCAGCGGGGCAGGCCGATGACATCCTGCGGCGCGTGAGCGGTCTTGGGTGTGCGGCGGCTGTCTACAGCACCCGGAAACATGCCGGATACGCTCCCAGGCTCCGTGTGATCGTTCCACTGGACCGGACGGCCACGGCGGACGAATACGAGCCCGCAGCGCGGAAACTGGCGTCACTGATTGGGATTGAGTTCTGTGATCCGACAACCTTCGAAGTCAACAGGCTGATGTACTGGCCGTCGTGCTGCATTGACAGCCAGTACTTATACGAGGTGTACGACAACCCGTTCTGCAGTGCTGATGGCTTGCTAGGTATGTATGGTGACTGGAGGGATATCAGCCAGTGGCCGCAGGTTCCCGGGACCGAAGCAATCGAACGCCGGCGGCTGGCGAAGCAGGAGGATCCCACAACAAAACGGGGCGTGATCGGTGCATTCTGCCGGACATACAGTATTACTCAGGCGATGGAAATGTTTATCCCCGGCATGTATGAGGAGACGGCCTCTCCTGGCCGGTATACATACACAGGAGGCGAGACAACGGGTGGTGCCATCATCTACGATGGGGACCTGTTCCTGTACTCCCACCACTCCCATGATCCGTGCTGTAATCAGCTTGTCAATGCCTACGATCTGGTCCGGCTCCATATGTACGGAGACCGGGACGTCGAGGCGAAGGAGGGTACACCAGTCAATAAGCTGCCGTCTTTCGTGGCTATGAGCAGGCTTGCTATGGACGATAAGGCCGTAGCTGACCTGATAGCCAAAGAGAAGCACGAGGCGGCTGTGGCGGCCTTTGCGGAGCCCACAGAGGGCGTCAGGAGTGAGGACTACAGCTGGTTGAGCGGCCTCGAAGTAGACGGAAACGGGAACTATAAGAAGACAGTCAATAACATGATTATCGTGCTGCAGAACGATCCCCTGTTGAAAGGCAGGATTGTAACGGACGAGTTTGCTAACCGGGGGCTTGTCCTGGGAGAACTACCGTGGAGCAAGGAAGTTGGAAGGCGCCAGTGGAGTGATCCGGATGATGCGGGATTCTTCTGGTATATGGAAAATTTCTACCACATTGCCCAGCAGGACAAGCTGGATCGGGCCCTTACCATCGTAGGCGAGCAGAATAAGATTAACGAGGTTAGGGATTACCTAAAGGGCCTCAAATGGGACGGCGTGAAGCGTGTGGATACCCTGCTGTCGGAGTACTTAGGGGCAGAGGATACCCCATATACAAGGGCCGTAATGCGGAAATCCCTGTGCGCTGCAGTAGCAAGAGCAGTAGAGGGCGGCGTTAAGTATGATTACATGCCAATCTTTACAGGGCCCCAGGGCCTCGGAAAGAGTTCGTTCCTTAATATATTGGGAAAGTCGTGGTTCTCCGACAGCCTGACATCGTTCGAGGGCAAGGAGGCCGCAGAACTGATACAGGGAACGTGGATCAACGAGGTCGGGGAACTGACGGCCATGACGAGGCAGGAGACCTCTGCGGTGAAGCAGTTTTTAAGCAAGCGGGAAGATATCTACAGAGCGGCATACGGCCGCAGGACGGAGCGGTACCCGAGGCGGTGCGTCTTCTTCGGTACTTCCAATGACAGCGAGTTTCTGAAAGACAATACGGGAAACCGCCGGTTCTGGCCTGTTGACGTTGGCGTACATCCGGCAAAGCGGTCAGTATGGAATGATTTACCGGCTGAGGTGGACCAGATCTGGGCGGAAGCCTATATGTACTGGGCGCTGGGAGAGCCGTTATATCTTTCAAAGGAGATTGAAGCCTTAGCAATCGAACAGCAGGAGCGTCACAGGGAAGCGTCTGGAAAAGAAGGAATGATCCTGGATTTTCTGGAGAAGATGATCCCTTCTAATTGGGACCAGATGGATCCTTTAAAGAGGAAAATGTACTGGCAGGGAACACTTCAACTGCCGGAGGGAGCGTTACTGGTTCCGAGGGAAAAAGTTTGTGCAGTGGAGATCTGGGTGGAGTGTTTTAACGGCGATCCCCGATATCTAAAACGAATGGACAGTACAGAAATCAATAACGTGCTACAGAATATCAGTGGCTGGAAGCGTAATAAAACTACACGGAGATATGGTCCGTACGGGCAGCAAAAAGGTTTTGAACGGGTGACTACTAACTAGGAAAAATAAAGGTAGTCACGACAACTTATAAGGTAGTCATACAAAGTAGTCAGTAGTCACTAAAGTTGTCATACAAAGTAGTCGCGAAAATCCGCATAAACACTAGCTATTCTTATTAATGACAACTATGACTACCAATTATATATAGAGTAGTAAAAATAGATAAATTAGATAGATACGTGTACTGCCTGTGGCGCCTATATCAGGTATCACATACACGCGTGAGGAGGAAGGTTGCGATGCTGGAAAAAGACATTGAGAAGATATTAGTGAATGAAGTTAAGAAGCTGGGAGGCCGCGCCTATAAGTGGGTAAGCCCAGGTAATGATGGAGTGCCCGACCGGATCGTAATTCTGCCAGGGCTGCGGCCGGTGTTCGTGGAATTGAAAACGGAGAAAGGCCGGCTTTCGGCGATTCAGAGAGTCCAGATTGAGCGGCTAAAGAAAATGAAACAAGACGTAAGTGTGTTGTATGGGGAGCCGCAGGTCAGAGATTTCCTGGAGGAGTGTAAGCACCGGTTAGGTTTACTGGCATACTTGGAAGATTGTCATTTTTACGATGACGAGGAGGAGTGATAGCAGATGACGAAGATAGATCTCGAACAGAAAATAAAAGACGCCGTTGACGCTAGAGGTGGCAGGATGCATGAGATCAGCGTGGGAAATACACCTGGTTTTCCGGGATACATGGTAATTCTTCCAGGTGGACACGTTGGATTCGTGGAAATTGGGAAACCAAACAGGAACCAACTTATCGCTTTGAGAAACCAAATTTCAGAGTTGCGGACGTTAGGCTGTGCTGCCATGGCGATAGACAACGAAAGCCAGATTAACAGTATGATGATGTATATCCTGTCAGATGCCGGAAAAGATCCATCGTGGAATGCTTACCAGGATTACAAAGCCGGTATGACCGGATATGGAATTGAGCATAAAGGAGATGATGCTCTATGATATTTAAGCCACATGCTTATCAGCAGCACTGTATTGAGCAGATATTAAGAGTCAAGAAGCTGGGCCTATTTTTAGATATGGGCCTCGGGAAAACAGTCACCACGCTGACGGCCGTTAAGGAGCTTAAGTACAACCGCTTTCAGGTTCGCAAGGTGCTAATCATCGCGCCTAAAAAGGTTGCAGAAGGAACCTGGACGAAGGAGGCTGCAAAGTGGGATCACACGAAAATGCTTCGCGTATCCCCGGTACTGGGAAGCCAGACGAAACGGATCCGGGCGCTGAATACGCCCGCAGATTTATATATCATTAACCGGGAAAACGTGGTGTGGCTAGTGGATTACTACCGGAACGCCTGGCCGTTTGACATGGTGGTAGTTGATGAATCCAGCAGCTTTAAGAGCCATTCTGCTAAGCGGTTCAAGGCACTGGCAAGCGTGGGCGGGTACATAGACCGCATGGTGGAGCTGACCGGAACGCCCTCCCCCAACGGGCTTGATGATGTATGGGCCCAGGTGTATCTGCTGGACGGAGGAGAGCGCCTGGGGAAGAGATATACCCAGTTCCGGGAGCGGTACTTCCAACCGGACAAGCGCGGGGCCGACGGCATGATATACAGCTACGAGGTCAAGCCTGGGAGTGAGGGCAGTATCCTGGAACGGATCTCGGATATCTGCATCAGCATGAAGGCAGAAGATTACTTACAGCTGCCGGATATCACATATCACGAGATCCCCGTGGAGCTGGACAGCAAAGCCAGTAAGGCATATTACGAGATGGAGCGTGAGATGGTCCTGGCCCTGCCGGAGGAAGAGATCAGTGTAACGAGTGCGGCAGCCTTAAGTAACAAACTTCTACAGCTGGCGAATGGGGCCGTGTACGATGAAGATCACAGTGTCCATGAGGTTCACAACTGCAAGATCGAGGCGTTTATGGAGCTGATCGAGTCTCTTCAGGGGAAGCCGGCCCTGGTGTTCTACAACTTTCAGCATGACCGGGCGCGGATTCTGAAAGCCCTGGAGAAGACAGGATTACGGGTAAGGGAGCTTAAGACGACGCAGGACGAGGACGACTGGAACGCCAGAAAGATTGATATCCTGCTTACCCATCCCGCCAGCAGTGCTTACGGCCTTAACCTTCAACAGGGAGGAAACCATGTGATCTGGTTTGGCCTGACATGGAACTATGAGTTATACACCCAGGCGAACAAGCGCCTTCACCGCCAGGGGCAGGAAGAGAAAGTTATAATCCATCATCTGATCTGCAGCGGCACACGCGACGAGGACGTTATGGAAGCCCTGAAACGAAAGGACGATGTGCAGAGCTGGGTAATGGAGAGTTTGAAAGCAAGGATAAGGAGGTACCGGAATTGATCATAGAGTTTAGTATCCCGAACGGGAATATGAAAGTATGTGCAGAGGAGTTTTTCGCAGAGGCGGGCATGGCACAGATTCGCAGAATGTTTAAGATGCTGCGGGAATCTGGCTTAGATGACAACCGCCGGAAGGAGATCCTCGTATGGCTGAGAGATCAATCTACCGAGATGTATCAGCGCATGGAGGAGTGGTCAAAAAGGTATATGGATTGTTCTACAAGGTGTAGGGAATTGGAGGAGCAGTATGAACAGATGAAAAGCCCCTGTTACGCTGTGTACACGCAGGACAAGGAGGCACTTAAGGCCGCCCGGGATAAGGTGACATCGGCCAAGAGGAGAGTCTCAGCCAGCAAGCGGGAATACCAGACCGCAGAGAAGATGAGAAACCGATACCAGAAGATCATAGACATTCTGGTGGAGGTCACGACGTAAGGAGGTAAGAACTATGAGGGAGGTTAAGAAATCAGATTTAACATTTGACGAGGCCAATGCCATGCTGGACGAATATAACCGGAGTCTTAGAAACAACTTTGTCGGCATCGGGTACACCCTGAAAAGAGTCAGGGAAGATAAGCTGTTCCTGGAAGCCGGCTATAAAAACTTTGATGAGTTCATGAATGCGAAATACGGCAAGGACAAGTCATGGGCGTCAAAGTGTATCAGCATCGCCGTCCAGTTCGGCCAGGGAGAAGAAACCCCGGTTATCCAGGATAAATATGCAGATTATGAATTCAACAAGCTGGTGGAGCTTGTGACCATGACGGAAGAGCAGCGCAGCCAGGTGACACCGAAAACGTCAGTCAGGGAACTGCGGGAAATGAAACCGGGTCGAAAGAAAAAAGTTGCGACGGTCGAAACTCCGAAGCCAGAGCCGGAGAAGCTGTCAGCCTACGGAACAGTCATAAAAGTATATCCGGAAGATAGCCTAATTGCGGTAGCAGGGTGCAATGGGCCTGAAGGAGACCATAAGGGTAGTCATGATTGCTTTTCCTGCCATTTGCAATGCAGAATCCGCCAGCAATACTGCTACTGTGTGGAGGCGCCAATGGGGAACCCGTTTCCGTGTGCGCAGATAGATATTATCGACACACTGGAAGAAGAAATAGGAGAGCGATGCCAATTTGTTGACCTAGATCAGGCTTATCACCGCGCCGGAGATCATGAGCCGGTCCCGTGTTGCAAGGAGTGCAAGGAACCGTGTCAGTATGCCTGTGAGCGGTCGATCAAGAAACGGGAAGCAGAGGAGCAGACATGCAATACGGATTCGTCGTCTTGCCCGCACCGCGATGGCTACAGCTGCACACTTACACCTGACCAGAAAAATACGCCGGGAGATGGCAATCAGTGTGAGCGGTCGTGCTGTTGGGAATGCAAGTATCACGGCATGTGTGAGACGGAGTGTGATTCTTCTGCCGGCCGTGATGGAAAGAGGCCAGAGTTCAACGCGGCATGGTTTGTGCGGCAATGGGCGGAAAAGAAGCCAAGCGATCTCAAAAAGGTAATGCAGATATGCAGGGAACAGGAGAATAATTCGGATCGGGCGAAAGCGGTCCAGAAATACATAGCTCCGTATAGCTGCAGCGGATCGCATTACGGGACTTACTGCCATGATTTCCACAGTTTTGCAGGAGGTATAGATTTTGAGATCGGACGAGTTAAGCTGCACCTCAAGTACGGCAGATTCGTGACGGAATTACTGGCACTGTACGATCCGTCATCGCCTGAGTACGATGAGAAGCCAGAACTTGAACCAGTACAGGCTGATCCTGATCCAGTAATTGATGCGGATTTTGAAGAGATAACGGAACCAGCGGAAGAACCGAAGGAATCCATGACAGACCTGCAAATGGTCCGCCAGATGCTGGAAAAAGAAGAAAAACTTCTGACTACCTGCCTCTTAACCGTTCCGGATCAGGACAATATTCATATCCGACGTATGAAACTTAAGGTTGCAGCACTGGCCGCGTATGCAACGAATCTGGACAATATTGAGAATTCGGCACCCAAGCCAGAACAACTACCACTTCCAATGTTGAAAAATAACGACCAACGTAAGTCCTGGATCGAAGACTATAAGGCATGGGGAATGTGGTACAGAGACGAAAATATAGACGTCAACTACTACAAATACGATTTTTCTGACGGCAGCCACCTGATCGCGGCAGAGTACCCGCAGAGGGAATTTTATTGGTCGAATGAAATACGTGATGAAGTATACTATCATCTGGTGGAAAAAGGGAAGCAGAAATACAACGGACTCGGGGCATACGATGAGAAGTATCAGAACAGCACGACCAGTGTAGGTGAGATCGTGGAGTATCTGAAAGAGATTCAGAAGAAGGGGAGGACACGGAATTGAAATCATTATTGCATTATCCAGGGAGTAAGAAAAGGCTCGCTCCCTGGATTATCGGATACATGCCGCCGCACCACAGTTACCTGGAGCCGTACTTTGGTGGCGGAGCGGTTCTGTTTGAGAAAGACCCTTCAAAGATCGAAACGGTGAATGACCTGGACGACGATGTGGTTAATTTCTTCCGGGTGATTCGCGATCCGGAAAGCAGAGAACGCTTGCAGGAGTGGCTTACATATACGCCGTATGCGCGGCAGGTATATGATGAGTCATTTCGCCAGGAACCAGAATCACCGGTTGAGAAAGCCGGATACTTTGCAATCCGTTCGATGCAATCCCACGGCTTCCGACTGACTGAGAAATGCGGCTGGAAGAAAGACGTATATGGCCGCGAGGCTGCCTATGCGGTGCGGTATTGGAACGAGCTGCCTGAAGTATTGGCTGTCATGGCGGAACGCCTGAAGAGGGTCCAGATCGAACATAAGCCGGCCATTGAACTTATTAAGGCGTTCAATTATGAGAATGTCCTGATATATGCAGATCCGCCCTATGTCCTTTCTACCAGAACGCGGAAACAGTACAGGCATGAAATGTCAGATCAGGATCACAGAGAGTTGCTTGAGACACTGTGCGGGAGTAAGGCCAAGATAATGTTGTCAGGATATGATTGCGAATTATACGAGGATTATCTTACCGGATGGCATAAGGCTCAGATACCGGCTAGGGCGCAGAATTCATTGCCAAGGACAGAGACGTTGTGGATGAATTTTGGTCAGGAAAATTAAGATTTTGGAGGGAAATCTATGTGGAAGATAGTTTTTAAATATCCAGAGGGAGGTACTGTAAAACTTACAAATAGCAAACAGCCTATGGATGAAAGATTGGCAAGAAAGTACCATAAGCAATATGGTGTTAATTCCGATGGAGGGACATATCAAAAGTACCCTAAAAAGAAATATCGGCCGATTGCTTTAGCCACCGTGGTAGACATACTTACTGCTGGTGGGGATCTGGAAAATGAGATACTGATTGAGCAGGAGAATTAAAATTTTCGGAAGGAGAGGTTGAATGGAAATTACAATAATGCCACCTGACGAATGTCCGTGCAAATCATGTAGATTCGAACCAGAATGTCAATGGGCGCATGAGTTTGAGGTTGTAGAGTGCAAAGACTGGGGTGCGAAGGAGGAAGACGAGGAATGAAGAAGAAGCGGAAGCGGTGCTGCCATGCAAAATGGCGAGTAATATTTTGGCCTGGGCGCATGGATCGGTGCTATAGGAGCGATTGTAAGAAGTGTCACTGTTATTATTAATATTTGAGGGAGGACTAAAATGTATTTAAATATCGAATACAGAGACGGAAAGAAAGAGCAGAAAAGTGTGGATGATTGTTCCGTTAAAGATGGGTGCCTGAAATATTATATCAGGACAGGAGTCAGTGCCGGTACGCATTATATTCCATTGGACACTATCAAAGAATTCAAAACCCCTTT